TCAGAAGATTGAAGAGACACACAGGGCCGAGCTGAATAAACTGCGGAGCGATTATTCCAAAGAAGTACTTCTGCTTAAGGAAGACCTGGCTACTGTTTCCGCTCGGTTGGACAAGAAGATTAAGGTTCTATACGACTTAGAAGAGGAGCTTGAGACCATTAATCGAGAGTTTGCAGTGCATAAGTGCGCAAATCCTTTGTAACTTTATGTAAATTTTGTGTATAATTGCATTATGAATATTGCAGTACTCAAATCAAGACGGAAAGGATTCAATGGTCCATGGCCTTTAGTGAGTACCAAGACTCATAGTAATAAAGGGAAGCCTCTGAAGACTCCAGAAGAGCAGTTCAGAGAGCTGTATGAAGCGGCAACCAAAGTGCCCAAGCCGGTGTTTTACACAGGAGTGGCAGGAGCAAAGCTTATTGGTGAAGCTATGCGCAAAGAGGTAAAACCCTCAGAGGGGTGCAGACCACCTTATTATAAGGAGACGGTGGCAGAATACCTAGAAAGAAAGCAGCTATGCAGGACACAAAGCAGGCTAATAAAAGGAGGCAGCAAATTTTAAATCGATAGTTATGGTTAACAAGTT